TTGGGATTTTTTTGGATCCAGTTGACGATCATCAAATATTGCATAATTTTTAAAATATTGGCCTTTTCTATTTTTTTCGTCTTTACTTTTTAAAGTGTAAATACAGGCATACATTGGTAATTTAAAAGTGCCATTGCCATCTTCTCTTGGCATCCTTTTTTGTGAAATAAGACCTTGCCATTCATTTGAAACTTTTATTTTTGATATATCAAACGTTATTACCGCTGGTTGATAAAAATTGTAATTTTTATCAAGCACCATACAAACAAAATTTCTAGTATCCCTTATTTCTCTATTAGGGTTAGATATAATTACGTCTTTATTATCTTCGCTTCTCTCTGTTAAACCCTCTTTAATAAAGTCTTTATAATGTACAATTGGTGCTAACAATTTTTCATCATCGGATTCTTTTGAAGTCCTTGTGCTCCATTCATTAAAAGTTCTTTTGTAATAACAAGGTATAACTTTTATTCCTTCTTTACCCTTATATAGTTCTTTTTGTGTCTTTACATACATGTCACCTGACACAGCATTTTCCACGTATTTTTCATGCCCTTCTTGAACCTCACCGCTATTACTTTGTAACAAGTTCATGTACGGTGTTTTTAACATGGAAGGATCTAAATTATCTTGACCACCTCCAGCATCGTCCTCAAAGTTAATAATATTTACACTTACTCTTGTTTCTTCTTTCTTTGTTACTTTACTCATCGTTTTTTCTCCATAGTTAATTTAGTTTTTTTACATTCATATATACCCAAAAGTTCACGATCCATTGTGCGGCCCGCACGAAATTCATCTCTTACAGTAGCGCACAAGGTTTGATAATGAACGCCTGTCTTTTGTGTAAATGTTTGACCATTATATTTTTCATGTAAATCTTTTACAAATTTTTGTGCTTCTTCATCTTCATTTTTTTCAAATTTAACGGTAACTGTATTTTTTATTATATCTCCAAAACCATTATCTCTAAGATATTGATGCGCTTTTTCTTCGTTAGATTTTTTAATATTTGCTGTTAAAAAATCATCAATTTTGACACGAAAACCAGTTGTGCTTCTATAATCATCACATCCCAATGCAAACATTGCTTCGGGTATAGCTTTTTCAGAAAGCTCTTGTTCAACGGCTTTAAGTCTTTTACTCTCTGCATCGTTTTGCTTTTGCTTTTCCTGATTATCTAAAAGTTCTTTAATTAATTTGTCAACAGTACTTGCTTTATCTGGATCAATATGCAGATTAATAGAATCTTTTTCTAAATCAATTTCAGCCATAAAACCCTCCATATATTAAATGAGATTACAGAATAATAATTGTTACTTGTAATGTCAACTAAAAAATCATATTATATGGGATAAATTGGAGACAAAAAAATGAAACTACCCTACAAATTTAAAACTAAGCCCTACGAATATCAGCTAGAAGCCTTTGAAGAAGGTAAAGATCGTTTATATTATGCCTATTTTATGGAAATGGGTACAGGTAAAACAAAAGTTACCATTGATAATTTAGCTTATTTATATCATTTAAACAAAATAAATTTTGCTTTAGTAGTGGCTCCTAATACAGTTTATCAAAACTGGAAAAGAGAACTGGAAATACATTGTCCCATAAGCATATCAGTGTTTACTTATAAAGTGGATAAAATTAAAAATTTTGCATTTGACAAAAACAAAATGAATATATTTCTAATGAATGTTGAAGCGTTTAGCCATGCTTCGGGTAAACAAGTGGCTGATAAATTATTAAAAGCTTATGGTAAAACAGCATGTATGGTAATTGATGAGTCTACTACTATTAAAAACAGAACAGCTATAAGAACAAAAAACATTGTTAAATTAGGCAGACAGGCAAAATACAGAAGAATACTTACTGGATCACCAATAACAAAAAGTCCATTAGATTTATTTAGTCAAGCAGATTTTTTAGGTAATGATTTATTGAAATGCTCTGACAATTTTTATGTGTTTCAAGCTACTTACTGTATTATAAGAAAAATTACCAACTCTACAGGTAAAGCATTTAATTTAGCTGTAGGATTTAAAGACCTTAGCAGACTAGAAAAAATAGTAAAATCTTTTTCTTTTCGAGTTAGAAAAAAAGATTGTTTAGATTTACCAGACAAAGTTTATCAAAAAAGAGTTATACCTTTAGGTCCAAAGCAAAGAAAAATATATGATCAACTTAAAGTACACGCTAGAATTATTATTGAAGATAAAAAAGTTGAATACAATACTAAAATTACAGAAATAATAAAATTGTTACAAGTAACTGCTGGTTTTTTAAAAACTGAAGAAGGCGACATTGAAGAATTTGAAAGTGCAAAAATGAAAGAACTTTTAAATCTTTTAGAAGAAACTGAAGGTAAAGTTATTGTTTGGGCTAATTGGGTGCATAGTTTAAAAATGATCATCAATGAATTAAAGAAAAAATATGGAGATGAAAGTGTTGTAGCTATTTATGGTGCAATACCAAGTCAACAAAGAGAAGAAGCTGTAGATAAATTTCAAAAAGATGACAAAGTAAAGTTTTTTATCAGCAATCCACAGACAGGTGGTTATGGTTTGACACTTACTCAAGCAAATACTGTTATATATTTTAGTAACAACTATGATCTTGAACAAAGACAACAAAGTGAAGATAGAGCACATCGTATCGGACAAGAAAATAAAGTTTTATATATAGATTTAGTAGCAGAAAAAACAGTTGATGAATCTGTAATTAGAGCATTAAATCAAAAAATAAAACTCAGTGCTGAAACTTTAGGTGAAGAGGTCCTTGCATTTTTATGAGAATAGATAGAATTTGGGCCATGCCCTCACACAA